ATCAATCTTAAAGGGTTCAAGCCAGGTGAACTTCGCATTAGGACCTGTCATGGCAGAAGTTTTTATGGGAAACATTACCAAATGGAACGATGCAAAACTTCAAGCATTGAATCCAGGTAAAAAGTTACCAGACATGAATATCACCGTGGTTCATCGTGCCGATGGGTCAGGAACTACATTCAACTGGACTGATTACTTAACTGTAATTAGTCCAGAGTGGGAGAAACGAGTAGGACGAGGAGCTGCGGTAAAATGGCCTGCTACCAGTTCAGTGGGAGGAAAAGGTAACGAAGGTGTCGCGGCTAATGTAAATCGTATTAAAGGTTCTATTGGTTATGTAGAATATGCTTATGTCAAGAAAAACAACATGAATTTTATGCAGTTACAAAATAAGGCAGGTAATTTTGTGTCTCCTGATGATTTAACATTTGCAGCAGCTGCAGTTGGGGCCGACTGGTTTTCAGTACCAGGCATGGGGTTAAGCATAGTCAATCAAGGTGGTAAAGACACCTGGCCAGTAACTACAGCTTCTTTTATTATTATGTACAAAGATCCTACTGATAAAAAAGCAAGTGCAGAAGTACTGAAATTCTTTGACTGGTCGTTTAAAAATGGTAAGAAGTTAAGTGAAGAGTTGGATTATGTACACTTACCGCAAACCTTACAAGATCAAATAAGACAAAAAGTTTGGTCACAAATTAAATGAGGCGTGTATGAATGTAGAAAAATCGTATGAGTGTATGGATTGTGGTTCAGAGTTTGAAGTTACACCTATAGGTATAGCTAAAAACATGGCTGATGAAGTTAGCTTTTGTCCTTATTGTGGAAGCGAGCTATACGAGTTAGAAGATGATGAAGAGGATGATGAAAAAGATTATTGGTATTGACTTATCTTTAACAAGCCCCGCATTATGTTATTTTAAAGGTGAGGAATTTAATTTTAGTCAATGTGAATTCTTTTATATGACTAAGAGTAAAAAATTAGATTATCCAAGACCACCTTTATTCGGTCGACTAATGTCCGACCATCTTACTGACATGGATCGATACGTTCAAATATCAGCATGGGCCTTTGAGTGTATTGACCATGTCAATCCTGATCATGTTTTTATTGAGGATTATGCATTTGCATCTACTGGCAGAGTGTTTAACATTGCTGAAAACTGTGGTATACTTAAATATAATTTGTGGCGTGCAGGATTTGGGTATTCTTGTATTCCTCCTACTGTAGTAAAGAAACAAGCTACTGGAAAAGGTAATTCTAATAAAGTTGCTATGGAAATATCTTTTAAACAGGAAACTGGATTTGATATACGTAAACACTTACAATTATCGGAGTCGGCAAGCAACCCCGTTTCCGATATTATTGATAGTTACTACGTTACTAAGGCAGGATTACAATATGTCAAAGCATAAGAAATACGGTTTTCCTTACGATTACAGCAATAAAGTACCTCTACATAAATTTCGTGATAGTAAGGGTAATGAAATTTCTTTTTACAAAGAACTTAAAGGTTATGTTGCATTACAAAAATCAGCTGGTCATCAACAACGAGTAGAACTTGATGATCGTACTCTAAACAATATGTTAGGAACATTAGACAAACATGGTTGGCAAGAGATCGCGGTTTGACCGTTATGTAGTCAAACCTAATATTACTTTAAAAAATAAACTGACAGGGGAACTTATTCAAGGTGACATTGTCAATGAGGAAGATATTGACGGACATTTTTATTACGTGCTTCGAAATCATCGAGGTACGCATAAGTATGTAAAAGAAGCTTTTACTATCTTACACTCCCGTTGATATTTTTATTAGTTAGTAGCATAATGCATAGGCCTGTTGGCATTTATTATTTTTAGGAGATATTATGAGTCAAAGAGATAAACTGCGTCAAGCACTTTTTAATGGTCGTGAACTTACTGCCAAACAAATTACCGCCCAGTTCGGTATTGCTAGCCCTAGCAAAGTAGTTTCACTTCTGCGTATGGAAGATGGCTTGCCTATTTATTCTAACAAGTCAGTTGATAGTAAGGGTCGTGTCAAGTTTAAGTACCGTCTAGGTACTCCTTCGCGCAAGGTAATCGCAGCTGGTTACCGGGCTATGTCTCTTGGTTTAGTTTAATAAAAAGGCCTTCGGGCCTTTCAATACTTTTATATTATGAAAACAGAAAACCCATTTAATACGTTAGAAGGTAAGAACTGGATTAAATCCATGCTAAGAATGGGTCCAGGTACAGTGGAATTTACCAAGGCCGATGGCACTACTCGTGTTATGAATTGCACTCTTCAAGAAGATAAAGTTGTTTTATATGAGAAGAAAACTGATCGAGTTAAGGTACCTTCAGAAGAAACACTAGCTGTATTTGATTTAGATAAACAAGAATGGCGATCGTTTCGTTATGATAAAATTACTAAGTTTTCATTTTCAATATGATTAAAGGTATTACTTTTGGTGCATTTGATTTAGTACATGCCGGGCATGTATCGTTATTTAAAGAGTGTAGCGAAAATTGCGATAAATTAATTGTAGGACTTCACGTTGATCCTAACAACGAGCGCAAAGATAAAAATGTACCTATACAATCGATATTTGAACGGTATGTACAACTTAAAAGTAACAGGTATATTGATGAAATAATACCTTACGAGCACGAAGATGAAATAATTCGCATTCTAATCTATACTAATCCTCAGATTAGATTTTTAGGTGATGACTACGAGTATAAAGATTTTACAGGTAAAGAATACTGCGTTAATAAAGAAATACTATTACATTATGTAAGTAGGGATCATGGTTACAGTACATCAGAGTTAAGGAAGAGAATTGAAACCACTTATTACAGGTAGTCGTGGCTACATAGGTTCAACCCTAGCTAAAACCTTTGTCAAGAAAGGCATTATGCCGGTTGGTGTTGACAAAGAAATAAGACCAAACGATGCTTCTATTTACGGTCTTTATTATCAAGCAGCTTTTGAAGATCCTTATGTTGCTGAAATGATTATGGACATGGGTATCGATACTATTTGTCACTTAGCTGCCGATGCTAGTGTACCTGATAGTGTATTGAATCCAGGTAAGTATTATCATAATAATGTTTCAGCGTTAATCACATTTGCAAATAGTTTAGTTCAATGGGGATGGAAAGGCAAGTTTATATTTTCATCATCAGCAGCTGTATATTCTGATTCTTCTGTACCGGTTACTGAGAGTAGTGATGTACTGCCTTGTAACCCTTACGGTCAAACTAAGTTAATAGGTGAACACGCATTACGGGATATTTTTAGGTTATCAGCAATAGAATTAATTTGTTTTAGGTATTTTAATGTAGCAGGTGCCTGGGATGATGTAGGTGACCATTCTGATTCTAGTCATGTAATTCAGCGCATGTGTGATGCAACGTATAATTCCGATACATTTAAAATTTTTGGCAAAAATTTAAATACACCAGATGGCACTTGCATACGAGATTTCATACATGTTAGAGATGTATGCGATGCACACCTACATGTTGCTAAATGCTACAGTACTCCTGGTAGTATTAGTTATAATTTAGGTACTGGTAATGGTATTTCAGTATATCAACTTTTAGAAGAATTTAACAATATTGTATTGAATCCAAGAATGGTAAGCTGGGAGTACGATAACCCTCGTAATGGTGATCCTATCTTTTTAGTAGCTGATGGTTCAAGATTTACTTCAGAAACTGGATATACATATAAGCACAGTAATATAACAAATATTATTCAATCATCATGGGATTATTTTATTAGGGATAAAAATGAGCGGATTTGAAGAAAATGAAATATCGTTGAATTCACAAGGTGGTACTGAAAGTGTTAAACGAGGGTTAGCTGAACGTTTAGATTTTGAACTGTTAAAAGACTTTCAAATTATATGTTCGCGTGTTAGGCATATAGAAGAAGATAAAATTAGAGTTTACTGGTTACATGACTTACCAGAGGACCCTGAAACTAACCATCTTAAAGATGCCTATAGTCGTGATAGATTTCACCAGTTAGTATTTTGCGGTAACTGGCAATATTCACGATATCAATTAGTGTGTGGAGTTCCTTACAATACAAGTAGTATTGTAATTGATACTCCTATTGAGCCAGCGCCTTTAGTGGAAAAAGACTTTTCTACTATTAGGCTAATGTATACTTCAACTCCTCAACGAGGACTTAATATCTTAGTACCTGTATTTGAAGAATTAGCTAAAACACACAAGAACATTCATTTAGATGTCTTTTCTAGTTTTAAAATTTATGGATGGGAACAAGCAGATACTCAATATGAACCTATCTATGAAAGAATCAGAAATCATCCACAAATGACTTATCACGGGTTTGCTCCTAATGAAATAGTAAAAGAGCATTTACTTCAAGCCCATATTCATGCATACCCTTCTATTTGGCTTGAATGTAATAGCAGGAGTGTGATTGAGGCAATGTCTTCTGGTTTATTATGTGTACATCCTAATTATGGGGGTCTTACGGATACATCAGGTGGTATGAATTTTATGTACCAAGGTGATCAAGACCTTAACAAGCATGCAAGTATCTTCTATCATGCCTTAGATCATGCTATTAAACGGGTGTCAACCGATGATGTACAACAGCATCTTAGGTTGACTAAATTATATGCTGATTCTAGATACTCATGGGATAGAATTACAAGTATTTGGACAGATTTATTACTTAACCTTAAAGACCGGTATCCTACAATAGAAAGTAGAAAAGTACAAGATAAGTTTTATTACGAGACATAGTATGTTTGTAACTAAAGCACCTCTCCGTGTTAGTTTTTTCGGAGGGGGTACAGACCTTCCAGAATTTTTTGAGCAAGGATACGTCAGTCAGGTTATTTCAGTAGCTATTGATGTTAACATGCATATTGTAATTAACGGCTCACCTCAAAATAGAGTTAAAGCGTGCTATGATGTAATTGAAATAGAAGATTCAGCTAGTAAAATTAAACATGATAGAATAAGAAACTGTCTTCAAGCTTATAATATCGATCATAATATTGAAGTTTCTAGTTTTTGTCATATACCTACTAAAGGTACTGGATTAGGATCTTCGTCTACCTTTACAGTTGCTTTATGTTCAGCGCTAGAATCGTTTAAGAACCCTGATAAAAAAATAGATAAAAAAGAACTAGCCGAACAAGCTTTTTATATTGAGCGCGTTCTTTGTGGCGATAATTTAGGTAAGCAAGATCAATATGCAGCTTCTTTTGGTGGGTTTAAATGTTATCAATTTCAAAACAAAGAGGTAAATGTTCAAGAAATACTTAATCCTGCAAACGAAACATGGGAAAAATTAGAAGGTAAATTATTATTTTTTTACACAGGTATTACTAGAGTCGCAAATGATCTTTTAAAAGAACAAGCTAATAATATTAATATTGATAACCTTATTCACATGGTTGATATATCTTCTATAGCTAAGACTTACTTAATTAAAGGTAGGTTAGATGAAATAGGTGACTTATTAGATGTAACATGGAATGCTAAGAAAAGATTGCATAATAATGTTACTTCTCCTATAATAGATGAATATTATCATACAGCAATAAAGCATGGTGCTTTAGGTGGTAAGCTATTAGGTGCTGGTGGAGGTGGTTTTTTAATGTTTTACGTCCCTGAAAAACATCAATTAAATGTAGTGCAAGCTTTAGAACATCTAAAACAGTACCGATTTAAATTTAATACAGATGGAGCTTCCCTTGTCTATCGAGACGTCTGAGTTTATAGAACAATACAGATCTAAAATTAATGCCGGTTTATCGAGCATTGATCCTCGTATTTTTAAACATATAGTAAAAATAATAGTAGATGCGTTAGAATCCCGTCATACTATCTTTGTTGCTGGTAACGGTGGTTCATCAGCAATTGCCGAACATTTTACTTGCGATCATAGTAAAGGTACTGCTACTAATACTACATTTGCACCTAAATTCGTTAACTTAACTAGTAATGTCTCGTTGCTTACTGCATATGCTAATGATGTAGGTTACGAGCATGCATTATCTGAACAGTTAATATTACATGCTGACAAGAATGATGTGTTAATAGTAATTAGTTCTAGCGGTAATTCTATGAATATTATTAATGCTATTAATGTTGCACGTGGGTTAGGTCTGACTACAGTAGCATTAGTTGGGTTTGATGGAGGGCTAGTTAAGTCTTTAGCAGATTACTGCATTCATATTCCTATTGACAGTTATGGGATTGCTGAAGATTGTCATCAAAGCGTAATGCACATGTTGAGTCATTACATAAGAACAGTATATACTAATCAAGACATTAACACAGTAAGACTATAATGATTATCTTAGATTTAAGCCAGGTCATGATTGCTAATTTTATGGCCCAGGTAGGTAACCATGCCGGAGAACAATTTGAAGAAAATTTGTTCAGACATATGGTACTTAATTCCATACGCTCATACAAAGTAAAATTTGGATTGACTTATGGGGAAATCGTTATAGCTTGTGATGATAAGAAGACATGGCGACGGGATGTATTTCCTCAATATAAAGGCAATCGTAAGAAAGCTCGAGATGAGTCAGATATTGACTGGAGTGCTATATTTAATACTCTAAACAAAGTTAAAGATGAACTTAGAGATAATTTCGATTATCGGGTTTTGCATGTAGAAGGAGCTGAAGCAGATGATATTATTGGCACACTGGTACATGAATTTGATTACAGATTTTTAATTTTATCTGGTGATAAAGACTTCAGACAATTACAACGATATCCTAGAGTAGAACAATTTGACCCTATCCGTAAAAAATATATTTACGAGTCACATCCATTTAATCAACTTAAAGAGCATATTCTTAGAGGTGATCCCGGTGATGGTATACCTAACGTTCTTTCACCAGATAACTGTCTTGTTGATAGTATCAGGCAAAAACCGGTTAGTAAAAAGAAATTAGAAACATGGATACAATTTGATATTGATCAATTAGAAAACAATCCTGACATAGGTGTTAATTTTAGACGCAATAGAAGACTAATTGATTTAACTTGTACTCCCGGTGATATTAAATCTAAGATTATAGATGCATTTTATCAACAAGCCAATAAACCCAGAGATAAGATGTTTAATTACATGATAAATAATAAGATGAAGCAATTGATTGAACATATACATGAGTTCTGATGAAAAAGTCACTTTACTATACATTAAAAGAATGCTCTGAACCACGCCCTGTAAAGGAACGTGTTGAACGCTTACAAAGATCAGTATCACCAGTATTACTACAGATACTTAAATATGCTTTTGATCCGAATATTAAATTTATTTTACCTGAGGGTAAACCTCCGTTTAAACCTAATGAATTTGTAGATCAAGAGGGTGTATTATATTCAGAGGCAAGACGTTTATATTTGTTTGTAGAAGGGGGTAACAACAATCTGACTAGTTTTAAAAGAGAGATGTTGTTTATTCAATTCTTAGAAAATATAGATAAGAATGATGCTGAACTTATTTGTGCAGTAAAGGATAAAAAATTACCTTTTAAGTCACTTACTGCAGATGTTGTTAAACAAGCTTTTCCTAATTTATTTTAAGGTATGAGTAAAACTAAATTTAAGACTAAAAAAAATTTTCAAGATTTTGATGATTTAGATCATAGACGTATTAAAAAACAACGAAGCATGTCTAATCAAAAACAATTTAGACAAATAGATAATGTTTTAAAAACAAAAAACGTTAATAAAATTTTAAGTTTTAGCGACGAATCATTTAAAGGTAGACTATGATACATTTAGAACTTTTATTACTATTACTTGTTATAGGCATTGTGGTAGGTTGTATTGTATACATTTTTAATGGTCCTAAAAAAGAAATAGTAAAGGATCCTCAACCTCTAATAGAACCAGAACCTAGTCAAGTTCAAGAAGTGTCTGTAGAAGAACCTACTGTACCAGTAAAAAAATCTACTCGAGGTAGAAAGCCTCAAGCTAAAAAACCACGCAAAAATGCCTCAGTATAAATTTCGTCATAAAAATACATTAGAAGAAACTGTTATTACTATGCGTATTAGTGAGCTGGATAACTACAAGAAAGATCACCCAGAATTAGAAGTAGTAATAGGAATCCCAGGGTTAAGTGATCCTGTCCGGTTAGGTCTAAGAAAACCATCGGATGGGTTTAGAGATGTACTTAACAAAATTAAGAAAAATAATCCGGGGAATAATATAAACGTGATTTAAGGAACTTTGTGGCTAAACGATCTGGTAATACACATGCAACAGAATCAAACGGTATCGATAAACCTTCTAACTCATTACCACTTAAAATAAAACTGGATCACTTAAAAACATTTGATCCACTTACAGACAATCAAAAAAAATTTTATGATAGTTATAAATTAGGTAACTATTTTATTGCATTGCATGGTGTTGCTGGAACCGGTAAAACATTTATAGCTTTATACAAAGCATTAGAAGAAGTATTAGATCGATCTAATCCTTTTGAAAAAATTATTATAGTAAGAAGTGCAGTACCTTCTAGAGAATTAGGTCATTTACCAGGTGACTTAGATGAAAAGACAGAAATTTACAGACAGCCTTATCAGCAAATTTGTCATACGCTATTTGGCCGCGCTGATGCATATTCAAGGTTAGAAGAACAAGGACACATAGAATTTATATCTACCTCGTTTATTAGGGGTATGAGTTTTGATGATGCAATTATTTTAGTAGATGAAATGCAAAATATGAATTTTGAAGAGATAGATACTGTAATGACACGAGTAGGCTATCGATCAAAAATTATATGGTGTGGTGATTACAGGCAGACAGACCTTAGAAAAAATAATGATAAGTCTGGTATACTTAAATTCTTTGATATAGCCCAACATATGTCATCATTTACGCGAATCGAATTTACAGCAGATGATATAGTAAGGAGTAGCCTGGTAAAAGACTATATTTTAGCTAGGTTAAGACATGATGATGCGACAGACAAGAACTAACTATTTTAATTTAAACTTACTTCCTAGTGTAGCATTAGAAAGAGTAGAAATTAACGGTAAGAGACTGTATCGTACACCGTCAGGTAATCTATACCCATCGGTAACTACTGTACTATCTGGAATGAACTATCAAAGTATTCAAGCCTGGAAGAATTCTATTGGAGAAGAACAAGCTAACCGTATTATGACTAGTGCAGCCAGGCGCGGCACCGGTATGCATGAATTGTGTGAACGTTACATGCTTAATCACGATGATTATAGATTTCGTGCTATGCCTACTAGCATTTTTATGTTCAATCAAATAAAATCATACCTTGATCGGCATGTCGATAATGTATATGGAGTAGAGATGAGACTTTATTCCGACGAGCTTAAAGCTGCCGGCACATGTGATATGTTTTGTAGGATGCATAACATCAATACGGTGGTAGACTTTAAAACATCAAGTAGGCTTAAAGAAGAATCTAAGATAGAAAATTACTTTTATCAAGCTACTGCATATGCTATGATGATTGAGGAATTACATGAAAAAACCGTAATTCCTCAAATTGCTATTTTGATTGCTACTCCTGAAGGTGAACCTCAGTTCTTTTTAAAGCATACTAGCTCCTATCGATCAAAGGTATCCGATTACTTTAAACTATACCATAGCAGTTGATTTAATATTCGTAAGTCGTTACAATGACTTATATGATGGAGGTTTTATGATACCTAGTGTGGATTTACTTAATTCTCTTAATATAGAGCGTAATGGTTCTGAAATACGAGCTATTCAACATACAAGGGATTATTTGGATAATCATCCAGATCCTTTGCGTGCTGCCAATTCTATTATTGGTAAGTTCAAAATTCCTCCTTTAGATAACGTTAAGAAAGCTTATGTATTTGCTATGACAGCAGTGGAACAATCTATGAAACATGACTACCCTACTATTGAAGCCATTATGAAAAGGGCTAATGATCGTATCACACATATTACTGATATGATTGGTCCTGCAGCTTTTGTAGTAGAGAAAGAAGAAAACCCTAACAAAGCGCCTTCTGGTTCTAGACGTGGGTCAAAGCGTGAGTTTGCTAAGTCACTGTACCTTGATAACAAGGATACTATGAATGACAAGGAAATAATTGCATTAATTGCTACAGAAATGCAAGTGTCCATGCCTAATGCTTATACATACTTGTACAACGTTAAGAAATTATTGAGTAGTTGATTTATTTTTTTAGACAGGATACAATGTATATGTTAGGAATTCAAACAACATCTAAGTTTATAGCCAAGCCAACGGCACCGGATTATAATCATAGTAATGATTGTTTGTTTGTTGGGGTTAGTGTATAGAGTAGTCAATAACTTATACTAACCCCAGGCTTAACAACCTGGGGTTTTTTTATGGCTAATACGTTAGTCA